AATCTCTTTTGCCCCTCTTTTGTGAACTTATCTCCTACCACGTCATCAATAATAATCACATTCTCCGTCTCATAGAAAGCATTCGTCTCTACTTGTGCTCGCAGATAATTCTCTACACTATCTGTCGAATCAATAAGTTTAGTACCATCTGCTGAATACTGAAAGATATCAACGTTCCCTGTGTCAGTCATGACATAGTGTAGGACTGGTTTGACTTGCTTTAGTTTGATTTTGAACTTGTTCTTTACTGCCTCACGTATCAACGGCTCAGCAGCATTCTTTACCATGTTCAGACCGATGCTTGACACCATGGTAGCAGCAGTCGTAACCACTGCCACAGCACCAGCCGTTGCTACTAAAGAAGGGTCTGGGAGGTCTATGGTCAGACCTGCAATATTGATTTGTGGATTGTCTGGCACCTCAACGACAGGTGTTGTTGCCGCAGGAATAGGGGGGATTTGAGCAACTATTGCAGGTTGAGGAGGGGGGGTAGATGTTGGTAGCTGCCTGGGTTTATCTCTTTCTTCTGTTTCTTGCTTTTCTTTCTCTGCTTTTACGGCTGCATCAAATTCTTGTTGAGTGGGCACTCTAAGAACAGGATATTGAATTGCTGTATTTGGATAATTAAAGACAGGTGAAGCAAGTCCCCGCATGACAGGGACTTGCAATTGCTGTACTACAGGAGGATCAAACCGTGGTATCTTCGTATCTGGAGGGTTCTGTATCGGAAGCAGTTGGTTCTGCTGCAACTGATTCGACTGCAGGTTCGGGATCAAAGATGGGTTCAACAGTTGGTTCTGCTGCAACTGGAGTGGGTTCGACTGCGGTGACGGCAGGTAAGGAATCGGGTTTGGCATCTTCCTCCTTCTTGTCTTCAGACTTCTTGAGGGTATCTACACCAAAGGTAGCTGCTGCAGCAGTGAATACTGTAGCAATAAAGGTTGGGTCCATCTTAGCAAGCAACCCTGCATAACTTGCGGTAAGCAATGCAGCACTCCAACTCAAAACTGATATCCTAACAATTGTGCTCATACATTGTGCCCTTTTGGTTTGGTCAGCCATGTCTTCAATGTGAGAGAATGTCCTCTCTATTTATATTATCCTTCTTTTTTCTTACCAATATTATATTTAGATTCTAATGTCCACTCACCTTTTTCTTTGTATGCAATTACTTTAATTTGATTAAGTGGTGCGGCATCAGCAATTAAGTCAATATTGGTAAGTGTGACCAGTCCCCAATCAGAAAGCAATTGAATAATACGGTTTCTGCGTTGCACATCATTAACCGTAATGTTTGCTCTCTTGCCGTCAAGAGCAAATAATTCTTTAAAATGAACAATATAATACTTGCCTTTTTTGTGGAGAATATGACAAGACTGATAGATTGTCTTCTCTTTACGAGAAGCTACACCAATGCGAGTGAGTGTTTCACGGACTTTTAAGAAATCATCTGGTTCTTTCAGAACAACTTCGACCATCAATTCGGGTTTCCACTGATATTCAGCATCAATTTCATCAATCATTTCTTTCCTCCAACATCAAGTTTCTTACGAATAAAATTAATCTCTTCTTTATTTAGAATAGTAAGAGCTGATTTTGCTTTCTCATTACTATAGTTATAGTATTTTTTGATAAGATCTAAATCATTAATTTTGTCTTTCTTTAACCAGGGTGTGAATCTTTTCTTTTTCCTGATAGCATGTAGATAGTAAATATATTGCAAATCACCATCTAAGTGATTATTTATATTCATCTCATTTGCAAACATAATTGTATCCACAAATCCAGATAGACACCTATTAACAATATAGGGAGGATACTCTTTAATAACACCAGGGTCGTCTTCAATTACATTATTTTTCTGATGGTTGATAGAATTAAGCCAGTCTTTAAGTTCCATTATTTAAATACCGCAGTGACACTAATAACTTTTGCTCCAGGATTTCTTGCAAGTGCTACTTGTTTTGCATCTTTATAGTCTGTAGCAATCACTTCTTCTTTAAAGATAGTTCCTGCTTTGTAAAGGGTTACTTCAACTTTCATAATCAAATAAATCTTCAAGGGATGATTCGACAGGATAATTAGTAATCAAAAGTTCTGTCTTTAGATTATCTTTGCGGTGCACCATTCCATAACGTAGTTGCCAGTGTTGTTGATGGAATTCTTTATACCTCTCAGTAATCCATTCATTTACATTATATGTAATCATAAATTTATGGGGGCATTGTTCAACAACATCCGCAAAACGTTCATGACTAAATGACTTATGCATTTCTCGATTTCTACCATAGAGGAAATCTTTGATGTCATAAGGTGGATCTAAAAATACAAATGCATCTTCCCCTGGTTCAAGAATTAAATCAGAATAGTCAGTATTAGTGATTTTCCACCTTTGGATAATCTGAGAATACCCCTTGAGTTTACTGATATTAAGGTGACTAAAATTTTGTCTAGATGCTGTGACACTAAACGTACTGTTCTCAGTAAGACCTGAGTAGGAACATTTATTCAAGATATAAAAAGATACTGCTGCATCCATAGTATCTTGATTTTTAATATCCTGCCTTAGGGTATCGAATAGTTCTTTATGTGCGTCATCACTACCATTCAAAGCATTTTTAACTGCCAGAAGAGTATTAGATAATTCTTCCCCTGCATCACGGAGAATTGTCCAAAAATTAAACAGAGGATAATAAAGATCATTAACCCAAACATGTTTGTTTGGATACCGTTTAGATAAATGAATACTTACAGATCCACCACCCAGGAAAGGTTCTCTCAATTCTTTATAATCAGGAAACCACTGATCTAGTGCTTTGATTGCCTTAGTTTTGCCCCCTGGATAACGAAGAGGAGATTTAAGAGACTTCATACTTAACATAATTTTTACCATCCTGTCCTTGGGAAATTGATCCACTTGCAAAACTATTCCAAGCAATACTAAGACGGTTATCATCACCGTAATGAGGTTCAGTAAAGTGCTGAACATAACTTGGGAATACAACCATTGTACCTACTCTTGGTTCAATCGTCAAACTATCTTGGTTATTGACAGCAGGTATTTCAAGTGAACTTAAAGATCTAGCATAAACTGGATCCATAAAAACTGTTGGGGCACCGACAGTAAGATAATAAATTCCACTGACATAAGAATTTGCATGACGATGCAAGGTATGCTTTCCTCCAGATTCTCTGGGAACCATATTACCCCACATAGCACTTACCTTAAGTTTACCATCAAGTTGTAATTGCTGTTCACACTTAATTTGTTCCAAACATTCTTCAACCCATTCCGTGACGAAGTTCCACCTCTCTTCCCTTTGCATACAAGCACCAACAGTTTGATTAATTGGATTGGGGAAGTAAGATAAAATTTTCTCTTCTTGAGATAGTAAATCAATGCATTTATCAACTAGTTCAAGATTCTGAAATGAATAAAATTTGATAGGAAAGAATCCGTGTATTTCCATATTAAACAATAATCTTTTTACTAGGGGTGATTACCGCACCAAACATCTTCTCATATTGTTCAACAATCTTATCGTCTGGTTCAGCAATATACACAATAAATTGTCGTGGAATATTAATGTGCTTTTCTGATTTACTGATCATGGGAGACCAGGGAGCAAATCCTATAGTACCTTCTCTACTTGGAAATCCAACAATAGGATCTTCAACTGTTACAACACTATCAGTCATATCAGTTACATTAGAAATTAGATCCTCACCTGAGGATATACGAATAAGTTTTACGTTCATTTGAATTGACACCTCATCATTAGTTCAGTCATAAAAGCAAGAGTATTGATCTCTTGATCTGCAACAAATGCAGATTTGTATTGATATTCAGCAAGAATCAATACTGCCTCAGGAATACTTGCCGATTCTAAGTATTCATACAAAGAGTCATAAACTCTTCGAATAATAAAATTTGGATCATTATCTTGATTAGAATTAACCCATTTACGAACCTCAGTAAACTCTTTACCTTTGAGTTTACGCATTAAATCAGATGTATTAATATCGGAAATAGTAGAAAGAATGCCACTATCAATTCTTCCAGCAGATGAATATCGTTGAAGTTCGTTGATGATTCTTCGAAAGTCTGGAAAATATTTTAGGATAAGTTCTGCAACAACTTTTTCTTCAAACTCGATACCTTCTTTTTGAAGGATCCAGGAAGTCCTTTCCATGAAGGACTCGGCAAGTTGAAGTTTGGTTCTGCCTCTGATACTGAAGTCAATGACTGCACACCTGGAATGGAGAGGTTCGATGATCTTGTTTTTGTAGTTACAGGTGAATATGAATCTACAGTTGTTAGCAAATTCCTCAATAGATGCCCGTAGGAGGAGCTGTACATCTGGGGTCGTGTTATCTGCTTCATCAATAAGGATGACCTTGTGCTTAGCAGTTGATGAAAGTGAGAAGGTCGAAGCAAAGTTCTTCGCATTGTTTCTGACAGTATCGAGGAATCTACCCTCGTCGGATCCGTTAATGACATAAAAATCTGCCCCCAATTCACTACACAGTGCTTTAGCAATAGTTGTTTTTCCAATACCAGGTGGTCCCGCAAGAAGAAGATTAGGAATCTCCCCCTTATTTATGAATCCTTTGAAAATATCTTTACATTCATCACTGATGATACAATCATCGATGATTTTAGGACGATACTTTTCAACCCACAAAAACAAATCATTCATTATTTAACCTCAGGTTCTAGAGCAATCCAATACGATACACTATTAGTTTTTCCAGTAAACTTTGCAACCTTAGGATCACTAATTTGTACCTCGTATGATCCAGGGAGAAGTTTCAAGTTCTCCATCTTCAAACAATAACAGAATTGATCATCTGTTGATCCTACAGGGAGAGAGTAAACGTTTGACGTTTCATTCTTCTTATCGTTTACAGACAGATAAATCTTACCTTCATGTCCATAAAGACAAAGATCAGGCACAGAGTAAATTGATGCAGCACGTTGTAATTGTACTAGAACATCAGAGTCTAGCACAAAACTAACATCTACTGAGGGAAGTTCAATTTCTTTATCTGGAGGAGTAACAATAACACTAGGATCTGCATAATAAAATACAGATTTAGCCCCAGTAGAGTCACTAACTGTGACCTTCTTATCGTCTGAACAATCAAATACAGGATCTTTGAATAGAGTTAGACCACCGAGGAATAGACCAAGATCATAGATAGACAGTTCTGTTGGAAAAGTTTCTACAATCTCAGCACGTGCTAAGATGTTTTTATTAATTGAAAGAGTTGAAATGACACTACCCTTTTTGATGACAATGGATTTATTAATAGATGAAAAGTTCTTAAGAATGTTAAGAGTATTAACCGAAATATTTACCTTCATACCTTTTTAAACTCCGAAAGACCGTTATCAATGCGACTATAATGTTTGTCAAAGTGAAGTAATAGCATAGCATAGTGAATCACTTTTAGCAAATCACGTTTATTGTGACCGTCTTTATCTCCATAACGACTGCCATATTTCAGGATATTTGCTTGACAGAAGTCTGCTGCCAAATCTTTTGCTGCCATCAAATCAATAGTTTGAATCTCTTTGTAGGCATCATTGTGACCACAGTAGTGACTACCATAAGTACTCACTACATAGTCTTCAATGTCTTTGAGGATTTTGTCCTCAGTGTACTTCCATTGCATAGTTAGGTTCCTCCAGAACACATTCAATATCGTCAATATAGCATGTATGTGGGTCATAGTCAACCCGCAAATCATCTGTATAAAGATGACCGAGATAAACACCAAATGGCTTCATGCCGTGCCATTCGTCAATTTTACATTTGATTAGAAAAACACTCCCATCTTTTTTGCGAATGAGGGTGTGACGAGGAAGATTATCAAACATTAGAAGATGACTCCTGAGCATGACGACGAACCATCTCTTCTGGAGATTCGTTATCGTCATCATCAGGATTCACATTAGCATCAATCTTGGAATAAAGTTCCAAGAAAGATTGTTTGGTATCCGTATCAAAACGATTCACACATACCTCAATTGCTTTATCCCGTTTGCCAAAGATCTTGTAAGAGTGGGAAATATGAACCAGACGACGGGTGCTGATAACTTCATCCACACCACCATCATAGAAAGTCTTACGGATCACTTGTGCCCAACGTACAAGTTTCTCAGCAAAGTCAGGATCTTTATCATCCATTGCAGCAGAGACAATCTTCACCTCAGTTTTCTCTGGGGGATACTCTTGCTCAAAAGTGACTGGGAAACGTTCAAGAAATGCTTCATTAAGTACGTTCGTACCGATGAACCTTCCGTCATCAGAACCCTTTCCTTTAGTATTAGCAGTAGCAACCACAGTGAAACCGTTAGCAGGACGGACATACTTACCAATCTTCTTCAGAAAAACACCTTTACCTTCTAGAACACTCTGCAGACAGAGGATTTTGTTTGAAGCAAGATCGACTTCATCGAGAAGCAATACTGCACCTCGTTCAAGAGCTTCAACGACAGGACCGTTATGCCAAGCAGTATTACCGTCAACAAGACGGAATCCCCCAATGAGATCATCTTCATCAGTTTCGATAGTAATGTTAACACGGATAAGTTCTCGTTTTAGTTGGGCACATGCTTGTTCAACACTTACAGTTTTACCATTACCAGAAAGACCAGTAATAAACACAGGATAAAATTGTTTAGATTGAATAACTTTCTTCAGATCAGAAAAGTTCCCGAACGGGACAAAACTAGGATCTTTCTGGGGAATAAAGGATACTTGTTCCTGATCGGGAACAATATCGGCACGGGTGTAAATCTGTTCCAGTTTCTCTACCTCCTGTTCAAGGTTCCAAAGTCCACGACCGACTTTATAGTTTTTTAGTTTATTTGCAATCGTCTGATAATGCATTCCCATCTCAGCAGAATATTCTTTGAGTGATTCTGAAGTCACGATAGGACCGAAACGTTGAACCAGAGATGAAACAAGAAGGTCGTTGACAGAAATCATGTGTGGGTGTTTGTCGGTTACTTAAGTAGTATAGGGCATATGGACCTGCAGGTCAAGCAATTTGACCTGCAAATTTTGATAAGATTGTCTTATTGACCATCTTATTATTCATATGTTTCTTAAATGCACTAGTCAATTGTGCTTTAGATAAAGGATCTTTTACAGCAAGATCATCAACTTCTTCTACACCAGGAGTCCAATAACGATAAAACTGTTGGACCTTAGGAAGAGGAAGAAGATAAAGTTCTTTAAAACCACAGTTAGGAATTGCAACACATTTTGTTTTTTCCCATTGCTTCTCAAACTGAACTGTATTAAGTTTATAGTCTCTGCAAACTTTACGAATTTCCGATTTACCGCACAGACGGAATCCAAGCAGATTGTAGTCAACAATATTAGAAATAAAGTCTACAAACTCATTTGTATGACTGATACTAGTATGCAATTGACGAGAATAACGAGATTTGGGATCACGGAGGATACAAGTATTGTAAGTCATAATGGGCTGAGAACGAACCGAATCCAAAACTTTGATGTAAGAATTATACATTGGATTACATGCTTCACCATCGGTAAGATAAATCACATTAACTTTTTGAATCTTCTCCTCACTTTTAAATTTTTCAACAACCTGAGGGGTAGTCACAATGGTTTCCACAAGAGGAGTTCCAGAAAGAGGATATGAACTGTTGTAATTATGACTCCTGCGGAAACCTTCACAATTGATATAGAAATATTCCATCATGTTATCAAGAGTTTGCACATTCATCTTAGATGAAAAGAACTCTAGTAAACGAAAGTTTTTATCAATATGCAAATCATTCTCTTTATTTTCTGACGGGGTGCCAGGGGCAATATGTTCATTAACAAATGAATCCGTAAAAGCATACACACGGAAAGGAATAGATACTTTCTTGCAGAACCAAATCAAATCATACAGTTGCTTAATTGTAGAGACCATAGAAGATGACATTGAACCAGACCAGTCAAGATAGAACACAAGACCATGATTCTTGCCATCAGGAGTGGTAGTCACTTTCCTGAACACATCATCACTGAACTTATAACTATGAAGTCTGGAGGTATCAAGAACTCCTGTGCGAGAAGTTGATGCACGAGCATACTGATCTGCTGCTTTTTTACATTCAAACTCCTTTACCAAATAGTT